TGCCAAGGGTGGCTCCAATAAGGATGGTTACGTTCTGGAGAGCCCGGCCAAGAACCGCAGGCGCAACGGCCACAAGCCGGGCGAGAAACGTTAGGGACGGCCCTAACCCATAGGTATCAGATGCAGATCGTCGACAATAAAGCTCTACTGCTCCGCCTTCGTAATCCAAAACAAGTAACCCCCATTATCCCGAAGAGTAAAGAACTTCAGGATAATCAGGTTCTTGTGCATTGGGGGGTCCAAGAGGCCCATACCTTGAAGGCCATGAACATCAAGGTGCCCTCACCCATTGAGGGTAAATACGACTGGCTAGGGCGGTTCGCGCCGATGGCGCACCAGAAGACGACCGCATCGTTTCTGACCATGAACCGTCGCGCGTTCTGCTTCAACGAGCAAGGTACGGGGAAGACCGCCAGTGCGATCTGGGCGGCAGACTTCCTGTTGAAGCAGGGGGCGGCGACCCGCGTGCTGGTTATCTGCCCGATCTCTATCATGGACAGCGCGTGGCGCGCGGACCTGTTTTCCTTCGCCATGCACCGCTCGGTGGGTATCGCCTATGGCAGCGTGAAGAAGCGGCGCGAGGTTATCGCGCTAAAGCCCGACTTCCTCATCATCAACTATGACGGTGTGGAGATCATGCGGGAAGAGATCGACGCCGCTGGGTATGACCTCATCATCGTGGACGAGGCGACCCACTACAAGAACGCGCAGAGTAAGCGCTGGAAGGCGCTGAACTCGCTGGTGCGAGAGAACACATGGCTCTGGATGATGACCGGTACTCCGGCAGCACAGGGGCCCGAGGACGCTTTCGGGCTGGCCAAGCTGGTGAACCCGCGTGGCGTGCCACGCTTCTTCAACGCGTGGCGCGATATGGTCATGATGAAGGTCTCGCAATTCCGGTGGGAGCCCAAGCCGACGGCCACGCAGGCAGTGTTTGACGCGCTGCAGCCCGCGATCCGCTTCACTAAAGACCAATGCCTAGACCTGCCGGATATCACCTACATCAAGCGCAACGTCGAACTGACTCCCCAACAGAAGAAGTTCTACGAGAAGCTGAAAAAGAATATGGTCATGGAGGCGGCGGGCACGCAGGTGACAGCGGTGAACGCGGCAGTGAACATGAACAAGCTGCTGCAGATTTCCTCCGGCGCGGTATACACCGACGAAGGCGACACGCTGGAGTTCGACATCGGAAACCGCTACTCGGTGCTGAAGGAAGTGATCGACGAGAGCAGCAACAAGGTGCTGGTGTTCGTACCGTACAAACACACTATCGACCTTCTGCACGCGCAGCTGACCAAGGACGGGGTGGTCAACGAGATCATTCGTGGAGACGTTTCGGCCCCGCAGCGCACCGACATCTTCAAGCGGTTCCAAGAACAACCGAATCCCCGGGTGCTTTTGATCCAGCCTCAGTCGGCAGCGCATGGTGTGACGCTGACCGCCGCGAACACCGTCGTCTGGTGGTCGCCGACATCGTCGCTGGAGACCTACGCGCAGGCCAACGCCCGCGTGCATCGCAAGGGACAGACCAACAAGTGTACCGGGGTGCAGCTGCAGGGGTCCCCCGTGGAGCGTCGTGTATACGCACTCTTAGACGACCGAGTGGACGTACACACCCGAATGATCGACCTCTACAAAGATTGACTTGACTAGTGCATTAAGTGCTGTTAGATATCACTTCCTAACACAAGGAGAAGGAAATGAGTGACGATAAGACCCCGACGGCGGGCGGCGTTCCTGTGGAGAAGCTTACCTCCATTTACCTGAAGATCAAGGCGAAGCGGGCCGAGATCACGGCGGCCTTCAACGCCGAAGACAGCGCGCTCGAAGCGCAGCTCGATACGGTGAAGCGGGCGCTGCTGGACTACTGCAAGGAGCAGGGCGTCGATAGCGTACGCACGGCGGCGGGGCTGTTCTACCGTACCACCAAGACGCGGTACTGGACGAACGATTGGGAGAGCATGAACAAGTTCATCATGGAGCACGGCGTTCCCGAGTTCTATGAGAAGCGACTGAATCAGTCGGTCGTGAAGCAGTACATCGAAGATAACCCCGACCTACTCCCTCCGGGCCTCAACACGGACAGCGAGTACGTCATCACCGTGAGGAAGAAATGACCCAAGACAGCCCGTTCGTGTCCATCGAGGAGGTCGCCAAGTACTTTGGCGTCTCCGTCTCTACCATCCGTGTCTGGGTGCGTAAGAAGGAAATCCCGACGGACACCTACATCAAGGTGGGGCGGACCTATCGGTTCCACCTTGCACAACTGACTGCTGCGATGACGGCTGCGCCGAAGCAGCTGGAGCTTGATTTTAACCACGACGAGGAGAAGTGAGATGACCGGTATGACCCTTTTTGGTGGCGCTGGAAACGCGCTGGTGAACAGCGACCTGTTCAAGGCGCTGCAGGAGATGAACAAGACCCTAGCCGGGGGCGCGGGCGCGTCGGGACGCCGTATCTCCATCAAGGGCGGCAAGTTCCGCATGATGGTGGACGGGGAGCAGGTGTCGGTGTCCAAGTCGGACACGATGAATGTTGTGGTGGTGAACGCGGCCCCGGTGTCGCGCACCTACTACGAGGGCACCTATGACCCCAACAACCCGAGCGCGCCGCACTGCTGGTCGGTCGATACGCGTACCCCGGCCCCTGACGTGCCTGCGGACCAGCGCAAGGCGAGCCGCTGCGCGGACTGCCCGATGAATGTGAAGGGCTCCGGCCAAGGTGACAGCCGCGCTTGCCGCTTCAATCAGCGTCTGGCAATCACGCTGGAAGGCAAGCCCGATGAAGTCTACCAGCTGCAGCTGCCCGCGACCTCGCTGTTTGGCGAAGCCAAGGACGGCAAGATGCCGATGCAGGCGTATGCCAAGTTCCTTAACGCGCACAACACGCCGATCATCGCGGTGATGACCGAGATGGCGCTGGACGAGAACGCCGAGACGCCGAAGCTGTTCTTCAAGCCGGTGCGCCCGCTGACCGAGGAAGAGCTGCAGGCCGCGATTGTCGCCAAGGATAGCGAGGATGCGACCAAGGCGCTGACGTGGTCTGTGTCGCAGACGGACGGCGTGGCCAAGAAGAAGGACTCGCCCGCTGGTACGAAGAACTTCGATCCGAAGAAGGACAAGATCGAGATCGACGAGCCTGACGAGCCGGTGGAAGAACCGAAGAAGGCCGTGGCCAAGAAGGACACGACGCCCAAGCCGACGACGGACCTCGCCGCTCTTGCAGCGAACTGGGACGACGAGTAATCCTATAGCTCTCGCCCGCGACGTGGGGATAACAGAACAACCCACGTCGCGGGCTTCTCTCAGCAGAGTGGCGGCACATGGATACGACAACCTTTTTGCAGGGCGTCCTTGGCTCTGCTGGTTATTACTGTGTTCTGGCTATCAAGGATGGCCGCAAGGTTCAGAAGTTCTATCCGACTATCTCGGCGATGCAGCACGCTGCCGCTAACTTCGATGACAACGGGTATGACGCCTACTACGCGCTGGCAACGTTCTATGACGATGTGAGCCGCGAAGCCGAGAACGCCCAAGAGCTACGGGCTTTCTTCATGGACCTCGATTGCGGGGTGAACCTGAAGACCGGCAAGCCCAAAGAGTTTCCCACGCAGATGGATGCCGTCACGGCCCTGCGTAAGTTCTGCAAGACGAACCGCCTCCCCCGCCCGACAATGGTCAGCTCCGGCTATGGTGTGCACGTCTACTGGCCACTGACCGAACCTGTGGCCTACGCCGACTGGTTCCCGGTGGCTGAAAAGCTGAAGGCGCTGGCGAAGGCGCAGGGCTTCAACGCCGACCCCAATGTGACCTCGGACGCGGCGCGCGTCCTCCGAGTGCCGGGAACGCATAACCACAAGAGCGACACCCCCGCGCCTGTCAGCGTGCTCGGTGTTGAACCGCACAAGGCGGTGGACTTTGATACGTTCTCGGCGCTGCTGAGCAATGTGGTTATCCAGGCTAAGCCGAAAAACTTCGTACCCCCGCCGCAGTCGAGCGCGCTCATGACAGCCCTTATGGGAAGCCGGGAAGCCTCGTTCCGTACGATCTTGGAGAAGACCGCACGAGGTAACGGGTGCGCTCAGCTGAAACACATCATTGAGACGCGCGCCTCGCTCTCCGAACCGCTGTGGCGGGCCGGGCTCAGCATCGCCAAGTTCTGCAGTGATAGCGCCAAGGCGGCGCGGATCATCTCCGAGGGGCACCCGGAGTACGACCCCGACGAGACAGCTGCGAAGATGGAGCGGATTAAGGGCCCCTACCTCTGCACGACCTTCGACGAGTACAACCCCGGGGGATGCGCGCATTGCCAGTTCGGGGGCAAGATCAAGTCGCCGATCAGTCTGGGCAGCTACATCAAGGAAGCCGAGCCCGAGGATAACGTGGTGGAGGTCCCGGCAGAGGAACCGGAAGCCCCGCCGGTACGCATCACGATCCCGACCTACCCCGAGCCGTATTTCCGTGGTGCCCACGGCGGCGTATATATGCGGGTGATGGACGAGGATGGGGAGCCATCAGATCGGCTGGTGTGGAACACCGACATTTACGTCGTTCGGCGACTTACAGACCCGGAACAGGGTGAAGTTGTCGAGATGCGGCACCATCTACCGAGGGACGGTGTTCGTACATTCGTGGTTCCGTTGTATGTTGTTACGTCGAAGGAAGAATTTCGTAAGGCGCTGGCCGCGCAGGGGGTGGCAGCGATTAACAAGGAGGTAGACGCGCTCATGGCCTATACGCAGACTTGGGTCAAAGAACTCCAGTACACGACGCAGGCGGACAACGCCCACCGGCAGTTCGGTTGGACTTCCGATATGAAGGGCTTTGTTCTCGGGGACCGCGTCATTTTCGCGGACCGGATTGAGCACAACGCGCCATCGGCATCGACACGCGAGCTCATGTCCTGCTTCAAGCCGGGCGGAGACATCGACGGGTGGCGGGAGGCTATGGCCTTTTACAACAAGCCGGGCTTCGAGCTGCATCAGTTCATGGTCTGCGCCGGTTTCGGCTCCGTGCTCATGCGCTTTATGCCCGTGAACGCCGCGCTGATCCACATCTGGTCCAAGGAGTCGGGCTTCGGTAAGACCCACGCGCTCTATGCTGCACTGTCTATCTGGGGCGACCCGGCAATGCTTCTGCTGAAGGAAGACGATACCGGGAACTCGCGGATGAACCGCGCGGACGTCATGCACAGCCTGCCGGTCTGCATGGACGAAATTACCAATATCCACCCCCGAGAGGGCTCGGACCTTATCTACAAGATCACGGGCGGCAGGCAGCGGAACCGTATGTCGTCGAACGGGAATACGGAGCGGTATCGCGGCGACCCGTGGAACCTGATTTTCCTGTCCTCCGCCAACACCAGCCTTATCGACAAGGTAGCCATGGCGAAGGCTATGCCGAAGGCGGAAGCGCAGCGGGTGTTGGAGATTGAGACGACGCGCCTGTTCACGCAGAAATCGGACAAAGAGCTGACCGACGCGTTCAGCAAACAGCTCCAGAGCAACTTCGGCCACGCTGGCGTGATCTTCATAGAGTACATCCTGAACCATATGCAGGAGGTTAAGCTACTCGTGGAGACGGTGCAGAAGCAGATCGACAAGGCCGCGAACCTTGGACCTGAGAACCGTTTCTGGTCAGCCGCCGCTGCGTCTTCCATCGCTGCCGCTGTTATCTGTTCGCACCTGAAGCTGCTCCCCTACAACGTGAAGGCCCTGCGGGAGTACGTGGTCCAGCGCATTTTGCAGGACAACAAGACCGCCAGCAGCGACATGTTGCTCGACCCCATGGAGCTGGTTACGACGTACACCTACGAGAATTGGGGCCGTATCCTGCAGATTAAGTCCACCTTGGACATGCGCGGCGCGCACAATTCGACGAAGGCTATCGACGACCTCGTTGTACCAGATCAGCAGCCTCGCACGTCTGACATGGTGGGGCGCTACGAGACGGACTTGAAGCGGCTGTACCTGCTGCCGAAACCGTTCAAGGAGTGGTTGGCTGAACAACAGATCAAGTACAACTCCGTGGTTAGCGACCTAAAGAAGGGCTTCGGTGCTCGGAAGGTTAAGATGCGACTCACTAAAGGTACAAAGATGAACCTTCCGGCAGTGGATTCGCTCGAAATTCACATCGAACTGGATCATCCCGATGGTGCTTCGGATAAATGATATCGACCCAGATGGCGTGCGAGTAGCCGCGCCTTGGGAAGACCTGCGGGTGGGTATGTCGTTCTTCGTCCCCTGCATCAACACCGCGAAGTGCATCAAGCAGGCAGACGAGGTCGCGGCAAACTTAGGGTATTCCCTAGCCTACCGCACCCGCGTCGAAGGGGAAAAGTTTGGCCTACGCATCTGGCGTACAGCCTAATCTCTGGAGCTGGATTTGGGACACCGCCTCCCAGCCTCGTCCGCTCCATAACTGGCCCCGGCTTCGCGCCGGGGCCTTTTTTACTCGGCCATAGCCCCTTCGTCCGCCCACATGGTCACATCGGGGTCGTACTCGGCTACGCTTCGCGCGACGATATCTTGGCGAGTGGGGGTAAA